CACAGAAGCGTTTACCTATTTGCGATAAGCCGTTAGACTTCCCGTCCTTTGGACCAGTTGAAGTTTCTATCCTAACTGCCACTCTAAAGTATCCGTGCACAGATGAGCAGATCCGTACAGCATTAGGTAATCAAGGCCGCTTCCCATTGGGTAACGTAGTAGTTGTTCCATGTAACAGCCCAGAAGAACAACGCCGCGACGATGAAGACGCAGCAAAGAATGAAGCTGAGCCAAAAGAACCAACTGGTAAGTCGATTCTAGAAAAAGAAATCGAAATGGTTAAAGACACGCAGATCCAGGTCGGAATGAGCAGAGTAGAAAGCATGTTAAAAGAGTTAGAGTCTCGTAGAATGGAGTTCGATTCTAAAGAGAAGACTAAGGCAGCTAAAACAACAAATGACTCACCAATGAATAACAAAAGCGTAGTTAGCAAAGGAGCAAAATAATGAAGGATATTATCGCAAAGTTGGCAGCACTATCCGGCGCTCCTACTACAGACAAGAAAGTATTAGCTGATACAACAGGTAAGAAGCAACTTACTAATTCAGCACCAACTAAGAAGGCAATAAGCAACGGTGCTCCGACAATGAAGCAGCTAATGGAAGCTGTTGATGCTATAGGCGGTCATGCAGCAGAAAAAAACTGGTGCTACGATTGCGGTCATGCAGCAGAGTCTGAGTACAACGACATGTGTACCTACTGTGGAAGCAGTAATGTTGGTCCTGACGTTGCTCCAGAAGATCGAGTTCCACCAATGTCAGAAGCATCCCAATGGGAAGAACAAACTCGTGGATTAGACGAGCCAGGAGACGGTCCAATCGGCGAGGCAAAAGTAAAGAAGCCAGAAGCATTCCGCATTGATGTCCTACAAGGCGCTAAAAGCATTCTGTACAAAGGATTAGATAAGATCGGTTTTTACATGGACGGCGAAAATATCGATCGTTCTGGTTACAGCGACGGAAGCACAGCTTGGTCGGTTGTAGTCTACAATGACAAATACAAAACAGCTAACGATTTTGAAACAGCATTACGCAAAGGAATGGGTAGTGCACAAGACGACGAAGGCGGAGGTTGGGGCGGAGGTGGAGGTAACTGGGATAACTGGCTCCGTGTCACGGTATTTGAATTTAAAGAAGACGACGAAGCCCCTCCTGGATATGGTGAAAGCCTTGGTGAGTCAGAACAGATTAACGAGTACTTAGTTCAAGGCGGCAGTGATTTTACTGATTTACTAAATTTGAATTTATTCAGCGAGGTATACGGTCCAGATAGCATAGTTAATTTTGGAACTGATTTTAGAACCAGCAAAGCTTGGCGTCAGGTAGTACAAAAGTATGCTCCTATTGCTAAAGGATTAGAGAAAGAAATTAAAAGAAACAGAGGTCGCAAGTTAACTCCAGAAGAAGCCGATTTAGCAGACAATACCTGGTATGATGGTAGTGACGCATACGATGATCCTGAGTTTGCTGTCGAAACCTTACCAGGTATATACGACGGACAGATTGAAGCAATCGAAAGGATTTTAAGTGGCGAACTAGACGAAGCAACACTAGGCGGCCCAACTCAGCGTAGCCCAGAGCCAGACGAAGATTTTAACGACGACGACGGCGGTTGCTCAGAATGTGGCACGCCATACAATCCAAATTGGTCTTATTGTCATAGTTGCGGCGATGGCGCCCCAGAGGGCGATATTGACGAATCAACAAACCACTTAGGTGAGCAAGAATACACTTCTTTCCACGGTTGGAGAGCAGCATGCCGTCAGAAGGATCCAGCAGTATGGTTTGATGGAGACAAAGAGATCGCACAAGCAATGGTCGGCCCACGTCCTTATGTTCGTGGCGCAACGAAGAGCATTGGTGAGTGGGACGGCGCTGTAGGTAGCGTGTACAACGATAGTCCAGCAATGGCAGCAGAAGGCGCTTACGGTGACGACGGATGGGAACCACCGTGGGAAGAGCCAGAACAGCTCGAGAGAGATCCTGATCGCGAATACGACGATATGCGTCAGCGTGAATTAGACGAAACCGGAGGCCAGATGTGGGAAGTGTCTTGGTGGGTTGAAGAAAAGTCCTACGACGATCGCCCAGGCAGAGAGTATTCAGAATCTGAGCTCGTCTCAGCACCAACAGCACAAGCAGCATTCCAGATTATTAAAGACCGTCCGAAACAGGTTGGTAAGATGCGCTATGACTTTAAGGTGCTTCCAGCTAAAGCAGGTAAGAGCGATATTGATGAAGGTAAGGAAGATGATCAATATTCGCTAGTGGCATTCGACAACATTGAGCTGTTTGGTGATGATAACGAAGGGTCCGGAGTAAGTAAGACTAAAATATTCTCAGTTAAGAAAAATAAAGAAATTACAGTGTATGTTGACTTTGATTACCAGCTATACCATTTAGGTGAAGGCGACTCCACTGAAATCACCTCAATTACTACTAAGAAGGGTAAAGAAATCCCACATTATATGATTGATTGGGATTTAGATAATCTGCTAATGGCTATTCACGACAAGTTAGAAGAAATTGGCAAAGGACAAGTCAATGAACTGTCTAATGACACTTTAGCAAGCTATAAGAATAAGGCCGAACCTGTAATTGGCGCATTCAAGTATGGCCCAGATTCAAAAGTAGCACAAATGGATCAGCGCAAAGTTAACAACCGAGCCAAGGGTGTGGTCAGAGCAAATAAAAAACTAAAAACTGAAGGTAAAACAACTATGCGTAAAAATAAATTAAACGAAGATGTAGATGTAGGAAACGCCGGCCCAGAGCTTGCTAAGATCCTGCGTCACTTCGGAAAAGAACTTGCTGATTTCCAAAACAACGGTGAGCTCGACGATGACTTGTATGGTGCACTTTATGACTACTACTTTGACGAAATGCCATACGGAACTAAGAAGGCGCGGACCGGCGACCCATACGAATGGATAAGCAATCGATTAGATCAAGACTTAGGTGTTCCTGGCGACTACAGCGAACACGATATCATGGGAGAGAAAGAACACGGAAACTTCGATAATGTTGTTTCGATGCCAAGCTTTAGTAAGAACGAAGGAGCCGCAGGCGATGTAATGCCAGTTGAGTCAATCGATTCTCTGCCAGACGACGAGTGGTATGATTCAGAAGGTGCATTATCTTCCGACGGTGCATTTGATGCAGGCGGACACTATGATCTCGAGCGAGACGTAGACCGAGCAGAGTACAATCGAGACAGTGTCGACCCAGACCCATCAGGCGAGGTAATCACTGAACTACGAGTAGAAGACGAATCGCGCATTACTGACATGCTGTCTAATGTAGGATTAGATCATGGCTTAGACTTCTGGTTCGAAGGTGACGAGATTGTTGTTATTGGTAGCAGAGAAGCCAAAGTTGTTACTTCGACTGTTGGCGGACACATCCAGAGCATTGACGGTGAAGAGTTCCGCATTGGAATGAAGCCAAGGGCAGCTAAAGCAGCACCGTCAGACTTAGATGACTTAGCTGCTGTCCCAGAACTTATGGATGGCATGTTTGAAGGTAAGTTCAAAGACCAAGACACAGCAAACAAAGAAAAGCGTGACAAGGCTGCTGCCGAGGCTCGTAAAAAGAAAGCCGACGAAAAGAAGAAAGACCTTAAAGAAGAAGTTACTGCCGACGATATCGAAATGCTTAACATGAAGTATAAAGCTGGAATGATCACATACGACCAGTTCCGCAGCGAGCTTGATGGCTTAGAGCAAACTGATTACTCGATGCGCCAAGGCGAAATGGGTAACCCAGACAGACAGTATCAGATGTCAAGAGACGACGATTACGATGACTTCGGTAATTCACTTGACGGCGATGAATATGGCGCAGATGATATTGACGATGAAGATCACGACTATGCAAATGCGCTTGACGACGAGCAACTTGAAGGTGAATTTGCTAACTCAGCAGAAGACCCGCAGCGTCCGTCTGTGCACACAAGCACAACAGATATGATCAATCAGGGCAATGACCTAAACCGTCCTAAGAAGTCATATTCGCACAGACCATACCGCGGTGACAATCCAATGGCTGAGTCAAATCAGTTACTGAAGCAATACAACGTGATGAAAGCGGCGATCACACTAAAATGAAATCACTAAGAGACTACTTGCCGGAAGGGTTTGAAGAAGATCCACGCCGTAATCCCATTGATTCGCATTACAGCCAGCCGTCAGACGAGAGCGAAGCAATAGCAGAGCTATCAAAGCTACCACAGCCGATTACAATCAACGGTGGCGGCTACGGCTACAGCGTTGATGTTACTAAGCAACCGTTAGTTTTCACTGCTTCAGACGGCGCAGTAGTTGATCGTGCTAAAACATTACGTGACATAGCTGACTGGATGGATGAACCAACTCCTTGGATTAATTTCTTAGACGGCGAAGAAGATCTGAGGTACTTGATCCAAGACGGACTTGTTCGTCCAAATAAGTCACGAGACACTCCGTGGTCAGATCAAGAAGAACACGAGATGCGTAACTACTACGGTGAGAGCATCAATGATCTCCGCAGGTTGTCGGGGTTAAACGAAGCTGAAGAAGAGCCGCACGATTCTAGTAGCCCGATCTCCGGAGCAGAAGCAGACAGCAAGCCAGATCCTGCTGAAACAAGAGACGGCAACCGAGAGTTAAACATCGGTGATCCCGTTGTAATTAAAGGTAAGGTAAATTTCTCAGGGTGCACCGGCGATGTAGTTGACTTTGGACAAGAGAAGCGTTTTATCGTTGTCAATCTTTATAACCACGGCAAGCACAGTTTCCAGGCGAGCGATGTAGCGTTTAACGATTATGCCGGCAGCGAAGAGGAAGAGCTTGACAACATGCGTCGTTTAGCAGGGTACCGTTAAAATGCAGTATCCACTTTTCCCAGAAGATGATGGCACCGATTTACCTAAGGTCCCGTACAGCCCTGCATAATATGAGATCTACGGAATTCACTCAAAAAAGAAAGCAACTTGAACGCATTGATCTTCAAGGGCTCTCCCCACTTGACTGGATTATCTTAACTGAATGCGAACGAAGCAATACTACTCTATTAGAGTCACTGGATCCTAATTCTATAGAATACTTGCAAGGACTAACACATTATTCAGCGGTACCTATAATTGGTAAAAAATATATTCCACTTATGCTTATGTTAATGTCTGAGCCAACTAATAGATTATCATTTCAGGGTGGAAGCTCTTTAGTGACATTATTAAAAATCAGGCAAGTTGGAAAACTTACGATTTATGATTTTATTAATGGACTAGGATTAAAACAATCGTATCCAGAAAATAGATTATCGGAACTTAGTTTTTCTCAGCTATATGTATTTGAAACTGCTGAACAGTTTAATATGTTTTCTTCGGCGTTAGCCTCTAAGTTTAATGTTGACTTACCAAAGGTAGACTTCGATGAGAGCTAAAGAATTTATCCGAGAAGCAACTAAGTACCGGAAGAGTGCTGATAAAGCTATTCCAGGCGCACAGTTACATGATCACGGAATAAATGACGCGTATTCACTATATCGGTTTGGTGTTGCTTTAGCTGGTAGTCCTGATCGTCCGGGCGATGTATTTGGTCCAACTAAAGGGCAAGCGACTATTACATTAGCATATTCTGACGCTGATCAGGCAATCATTGACAAGACAGCAAAGGTTACTGGAGCAGTAACGCGGCAGCTAACTTCTAAAGGCTCAAGAGAGTCTAACACAGTAAATACACAGAGCCCAGTAGCTAATCTCGGCCCAGTTAAAAGAAAGAGCTAACTATGAATCAATACAAAATAACCGCGGCGGACTTTGTTTCCCCAGGCGAGTCATTGGTACCTGACGCAGTTCTATCAGACGAAGATAAAGCAACATTGGGACTAGCACCACCGATGCCAGCTAAGTGGGAAGGTCCAAAAGAAGGCGCACCAATGCGTCCTAAGATGTCCGACTTCCTAGCACAGCAAATTAACGCCAGGAAAGCGGGCGAGATCAAAGCAATCGACGTCGACATGCCGGAGCAAAAACCAAATGTCTAAAAGTCTTGAAGGTGTACTTATTAAAGCAGCAAACAAGTCAGAGTTTTACTCTGAAGAACACATCAATGAGTTTTTTAAATGTGCGGATCCGATAACTGGGCCGAGTTATTTCCTAAAGAACTATTTTTACATCCAGCACCCAGTGCGCGGAAAAATACAGTATGTTCCGTTTAAGTACCAAGAGGACTTAGCCGATGTTTATCACAAGTATCGTTTTAGCATCAACTTACTATCACGACAGCTAGGTAAAACAACTACCGCAGCAGGATACTTACTTTGGTATGCTATGTTTGTGCCCGATTCGACTATCTTAGTCGCGGCACACAAATATTCAGGTGCGCAAGAAATCATGCAGCGCATTCGATATGCGTATGAGACCATGCCTAACTTTATCCGTGCTGGCGCAGTAAGCTATAACAAAGGTAGCTTAGAGTTCGACAACGGTTCTCGTATTATTTCGACTGCTACTACAGAAAACACTGGTCGAGGTCTTTCTATCTCGCTACTATATATGGACGAATTTGCGTTCGTGAGGAACACGATTGCTAAAGAATTCTGGACTTCAATGTCCCCGACACTATCAACAGGCGGTAAGGCAATTATTACCTCTACGCCAAACTCAGACGAAGATCAGTTCTGGGACATTTGGCTACAAGCTAACAAGACAATAGATGACTTTGGGAATACAACAGAGTTAGGAATAAACGGATTTAAAGCATTTACGGCATTGTGGAACGAGCACCCTGACAGAGATGCTGTATGGGCAGAAGAAGAACGTGGGCGTATTGGAGCAGAACGATTCGATCGTGAGCACAACTGCCGCCCAATCGTGTTTGAAGAGACGCTTATCAACGCTATGCACTTAGCAACTATGGAAGGCAAAGAGCCTATCGAGAAGCACGGGCAGGTGCGTTGGTATAAGAAGCCTAAGAAAGGGTGCACTTACATGATAGGCTTAGACCCAAGCTTAGGTACTGGTGGTGACGCTGCGGCTATTCAGATTGTTGAGCTACCTACATTCGAACAAGTAGGAGAATGGCAGCACAACAAGACCCCTATCCAACAACAGATTCGTATCTTAAAAGAAATAGTCGAGCACCTTCATAGTATTACTGGAACCGAAAACGACATCTACTATAGCGTAGAGAATAACACTATCGGCGAAGCATCTCTTATTGCTATTAGCGAAGTAGGCGAAGAGAACATTAAAGGTATCTTCTTGTCCGAGCCAAAGAGAGTAGGGCAAGTAGGTAGATACCGCAAAGGATTTACTACAACAAACAAGTCAAAGCTCGCAGCCTGTGCTAAGTTTAAGCAACTTGTAGAAAACAAGCGGCTTACTATAAACAGCAAGAACCTAATAACTGAGCTAAAGACCTTTGTAGCTTCTGGCAACTCGTACGAAGCCCGCATCGGGGATACAGACGACTTAGTATCAGCTGGATTGTTAGTTACTAGAATGATGCAGGCACTACAGAACTACGACGCAGGAATTGATAATCATATGCGCTCATTGGAAGAAAACTACGACCTCCCCATGCCTTTCATAATGTCCGTAGGATAAATAACTAATAGACGGAATAATAATATGGCACTCGAATTAGAAAACATAGCTAAGTCGTTATTTGAAAAGATTAGGGCAAGATTCAGCGGAATCAGTGTCGGAGATAAAGAAGCTAAAACAGCATCGGATCCTGGCCAAGCAAGGTTCTTCAACTTTGACTATGTTGACGCCTTAGGGAATAACTTCGGAAATGTTACTATCAGTCTAGTAGATGAAAGCAGTTTAAAGATTTACTTCGGTAAGAACCTCAGTGCCGATTTAGACGAAGCACAAAAAGCTGAGTGGTATGACTTTCTACGCGATATCCGTATGTTTGCCAAGCGCAACCTACTTAGCTTTGACACACGCGATATTAGCCGCAGCAATTTAAACATTAAAGACCTACAACAATTAGCTCAAGTTGAACGACCGAAAGACGCAAGCGATACTTCTGTGGCTGAAAGCTACGGCGGATATGCCAAAGCTGCGTTTCAGAATAAGCTCGGAGCTCAGAAAAAGTCAGAGTGGATGGGCAAGTTTGAAGATTTAGTATGTAAAGCAGACACCAAGCATTGCGGTAAAATTGATTGGAACAGCGCAACTCATTTGTTTAACATTGGAACTTCAGCAGAAGCAGCAGCAGAGCAGTATGTAAGAAACCGAGTAGACGAAAGCAAACTTTATGGTACAGCAAAAACTAGCTATGACACAATTGCGCCAGGAGTAAGGTTAATTGTCCGCCACTCTAACCCAATTGACGACACTATACACGGGGCACGGAGCCGTAAAATCCACAAAATCTACATCGAGGACCCAGAAGGACAACGCTTCATGTCACCATTTACACACATTGGTGGATCACGTGCCTTAGGTAGGCACGTTGCCCACGGCGGACAGATTGGTGATGATTTCGGTTCCCACATTCAAGAACTGGTACAAGAACTAAGCAAACTAAACAAATTCCTTAGGGGCACACGCAACAAGACATTTGAAGACGGCGAAGCAAACGACATTGTTAATGCTGCTAAAGAACGATACCGCAAAGTACATGGAATACTAGGTAAGATTAGAGGTCCTAAGGGATATAAGATCTATAAAGAGCAATGGAACCCAAGCGCAGTTGCCGACGGCGATGAAGATACAAGCGCATTGCGCGAAAAATTTACTGTCAAGAAATTCGACGACAGACTGGAGGATGGTTTGCCTTACGCACAAAGAGCATACAGGAGTATGCAGCAAGAATTCGCAGAGTCGTTAGATCAAATTGCTGAAGGAACATGGGCAGTACCAGACAATGACTTAGCTATCCAGCATTTACAAGAGCTAATGGCCGATGTATTGCCGGCTGGAATTGACGGAACTGACGCAACGGGTGCTCTATACGATATATTAGGTGATGACCAGTTGTTTGATCGTATATACGACGCAAGTCGAGGTAGCCCAGAGATGGACGTTCGTCCTATAGTTTATGATTGGTTAAAGGCAAACATGCCGAGCGTATTCGAAAAGGTAAGGGCAAGTATGGAGCAAGGCGGCGGATCACAGCAGCCAGCGCCAACAGAGCAACCGCAGCAAGAATCAATTATGAGCGAAGACACCTTAAACGAGTACTATTCGGTCGAATCAAATTCGCCACCGTTCTACATTCATAGTACAAAGTTTTTAGAATCGGCTAAGAAGTACCTCGAACAGGCACATAATCGCGGTCAAACCGACGCAGTTATATACGAAGTACGCATTATTAACGGTAAAAAAGTCAAAAACAAAACCGGGGCAGACGAACCAGTACAAGAGTCTAAAGAATTGTTAGCAATTCGTCGTTTAGCGGGGTTGAGCCAATGAACCTCAGTATCTCATCGAATTATACCAGATAAGCATAAATACATTTATACAAAGGATTCCACAATGAGCCACAATAACGCACACGATTTTTTCAAGAAGTTCAACAACCTTTTCGAAGGCAAAGAAGAAGATGCTGCTTCAAAAAAGCGCGCCGATAAGAAGGCAGCTGAAGAAGAGGCTTGGGCTAAGAGCAAAGGTACTCCAAAGAAGGAAGTTAAAGAAGGCTGGTCGGACGAGAATCCAGATAAGGACAAGGGCGAAGAGATGGAAAGGGCCCAAGACAAAGCTGACGACGAGCGCAAAGCTAAGAAGGAAAATGCCGCAGCCGATGCGTTGGATAAGAAGAAGCCTTCCAATGTTAAAGAAACAGCGTCAGAGTTTTATCGCCGTTATGCTGATATCGTAAATGAAGCATTCGGAGATGACGATGATGAAGAAGATCCAGATGTTAAAGCCGCCGACAAAGTTAAAGGCAAGGATGGTGCTACACAGTCCGATGCTGAGAAGAAGCTTCCGCCTTGGTTACAAAAGAAAGACGCTTTTGCTAAGAAAGACAAAAAGTCAGAAGACAAAGGCGCTGCTACTACGAAGAAAGAAAAGATGGAAAGCATTCAGAAAGAGATTCAGCACCTCGAGTATTTGAAAGCAGCAAAGGCTATTAACGAGGCAGTTGATAAGAAGTAATTCCAACGGGATGGGAAATAAAAGGGCGCAAGCCCTTTTGTTTTGACTAAATACTATACGGGTCGCGATGTTACTAGCATCCACCCGCACTAGACGACCCAGGAGAGTCATATGTCCAGCAGCAACAATATTTATTATGTCTATGCGTATCTACGCAGTAAAGATTCCGAAACGGCAAAAGCCGGAACACCATACTACATTGGTAAAGGAAAAGGGAATCGAGCAGTCGCTAAACACAGAACTAAGATCGGCGGTGGAGTTCATACACCAACTGATAGTAAGATGATAGTGTTTCTTGAAAGAAACCTAACAAACGTTGGCGCTTGTGCCATTGAAAGGCAAATGATTCGATGGTACGGCCGCAAGGATTTGGGCGAAGGCATACTATTAAATCGGACAGACGGCGCCGACGGATCGGGCAGGTTTAGTCACCCGCAGACAGCTGAGGTGCGCGCCAAGATAAGTGCTGGGCATAAAGGTAAAGTTCTTTCGGTTGAGACACGCCAAAAACTTCGGAAAGCAAATCTGGGTAAAGTGCGTCCACAACACGAAAGAGACAAAATAAGTGCTTCAAGTAAAGGCAAGCCGAAAGCACCAAGAACAGCCCAACATACAGCTAATGTGAGTGCTGCTCTTAAAGGAATACCGAAAGGACCTCAACCAAAAGTTATCTGTCCACATTGTGGGTTAGAGGGCGGAAGATCAGCGATGACACGCAGACATTTTGATAACTGTAGATTTTTGGCTGAAAAACCTACCATATAGGTTGCTATGGACTAAATACATTTGTTAGCATAGTACATGAGGTATTATGTTATCTGACAAACAGAGACCAACTCTAAAACTTATTAAGGAGAAACACATCATGGCATTAACACTTTCGGAAATTCGAGCAAAACTAAAGCAGCAAGATGACAAGAAGGGCGGGGGTTCAGGAACATTTGGTGACGGATCAATTTTCCCACATTGGAACATAAACGAAGGCGACAGTTGTCGTATTCGATTCCTCCCAGACGCAGACCCAACAAACAACTTTTTCTGGGCTGAGCGGGCAATGATCAAATTGCCGTTCGCAGGGATCAAAGGCGAAGTAAACAGCAAACCAGTCGTAGTCCAAGTCCCATGTATTGAGATGTGGCCTGACATGGGTATGTGCCCAATTCTGTCAGAGGTTCGTCCTTGGTTCAAGGATAAGGACTTAGAAGAAATGGGTCGCAAGTACTGGAAGAAGAAGTCTTACCTGATGCAAGGTTTCGTTCGCGAAAATCCGATCAAGGAAGACAAGGTTCCAGAAAATCCAATTCGTCGTTTCATCATCAGCCCGCAGATTTTTAATCTGGTTAAGGCCGCGCTGATGGATCCTGAGCTTGAGAACCTGCCGACCGATTATGAAAACGGTCTGGACTTTACTGTCCTTAAGACAAGCAAAGGCGGCTACGCAGATTACAACACCAGCAAGTGGTCGCGTAAAGAGTCTGCTCTAACCATTGACGAAGCAGAAGCAATTGAGAAGTTTGGCTTGTTCAATCTTCAAGATTTCCTTCCTAAGCGTCCAAGTGCTGAAGAACTTGTCATCATTAAAGACATGTTCGACGCATCGGTAAACGGTGAGGCATACGATGGCGAGAAGTGGGGTAAGTTCTACAAGCCGTCCGGCTTTAACGACAATGCGGCCACCGAAGGCACCTCGACTACTACCACTGAGACTAAACCTGCACCCGCAGCCAAGGCACCAGTAGCAGCTCCTAAGGTTGAAGCTACAGAGCCGGTTGAAGAAGACGATGTTCCTGCAGCAACTACTAAGGCCGCAGCACCTGCTGCTGCTTCCGGTAGCCGTGCAGAAGACATCCTTGCGATGATTCGCAATCGTCAGAAGACGGCCTAAATCAGGAGAAGACAAGGGTAGAGTGATCTACCCTTGTCTAACTACTTACACCGTAATACGGAGAACGGGGGAATAGGTGGTCTAGTCCTTGGGAAGTTACAAGCACCTGCTGAAGATTTTAAAGAAGCAATAAGAAACAGCACAGGATACAGGATAATACTATGAAAGAATTTGACCTCGGGCCAAATGGCGAACAAATACCTGTTATAAATGATGGGATAGGTATAGGCTCTTGGTGTGAAATGATGCATCACTATTCCGTCATTGATCACGACAGTAAGTTTAAGGTTTGTCCAGAATGTGTGAGTCCAGACGGACTCTACAAGTCAGTGCAAGCTGATACGTATGCCGAACTACAACAAATGGAGTGGTTAAAGGCTGCAAAGAAAGACATGTCAGAAGGTAAATGGCCTAAAGAATGTTCACTTTGTCACAATAAGGAAGCGAACGGCGTCATTAGCATGAGAGAAAGACACAACCAAGAACACACGGTGCATAAGCTCATCCGAGAAGATTACATCAAAGTAGAACTAGTAGTCGATAACCTGTGCAACGGCGGTTGTCAGATGTGTCATCCGCTCGCTAGTACTAAGGTGGGCGCCCTTTACGATAAGCAAAACTACCCACAGTTTGACAACATGGCAAAGTTTAACTCTTTGCCTCTCGAAAGGCTAACTCGCTTAGACATCATCGGCGGAGAACCTAGTTACAGCGGTATCGCAAAGAACCTGCTCAGGAACCTTCCACCGAGCGTAGTAGGTACAAAGATTATTACTAACGGGTCAAAGTCCTTGTTGCCAGAAATTGCGCCGTTACTTGAAAGAGGAATCGAAATTCGATTACTAGTGTCGTTTGACGGTGTTGGGCCAGTGTACAATTACGTACGATGGCCTGTAGCTTACGAAAAAGTGTTAGCAAGTCTTCGTGAGTATATCGAGTTTAGCAAAAGTTATCCAAACTTTACAATCAGACTACCGATTACAGTTAGTGCACTAAATGTCAATGACATGATTAACATCTTTAACGTAGCAGATGAACTCGGGGTGCCCGGAAACTTTTGCTTTGCGTATTGGCCATTAGAGCTTAATCCGTTGTTTGCAAACGAACTAACGTTACGAGCAAAAAATACTCTTAAAGACAGTACTAATACACAAGTGATAGCGATCCGTAATTTGATTGCAACTAAAGAGAACAACCAATTACAGTTTGATAAGTTTGTTAAAGAGCAAGACGCACTTAGAAAAATTAGCATAAACGATTACATAAAAATTTAGGAGAAACAACATGGGAAAGCCATTCGACATAAGTAAGTTCAGGAAAAGCATTGCTAAGTCTATTGAGGGCTTAGGTATTGGATTCAACGACCCGACAGATTGGGTTAGCACAGGCAACTATGCCTTAAACTATCTCATCAGCGGTGACTTCTTCAAAGGAATTCCGCTCGGTAAGGTAACAGTATTCGCAGGTGAATCAGGTGCAGGCAAGTCCTACATCTGCGCAGGTAACATTATCAAACACGCACAAGACCAGGGTATTTTCCCAATCCTGATCGACACAGAAAACGCACTTGACGAGACCTGGCTGCAGGCTCTTGGTGTTGATACAGCAGACGACAAGCTACTCAAGCTTAGTCTGTGTATGATCGACGATGTAGCAAAGACTATTTCAGAGTTCATGAAAGAATATAAAGCGATGCCGGAAGAAAGTCGTCCTAAGATTCTGTTCGTAATTGACAGCTTAGGTATGTTGCTTACTCCGACAGACGTTAACCAGTTTGAAGCAGGTGATATGAAAGGTGACATGGGTCGCAAACCAAAGGCATTGACGTCGCTAGTACGTAATTCTGTCAACATGTTCGGCAGCTATAATGTCGGTTTAGTCGCAACCAACCACACCTACGCGTCACAAGATATGTTTGATCCAGACGACAAGATTAGCGGTGGACAAGGCTTTATCTATGCTTCATCTATTGTTGTAGCTATGCGTAAGCTGAAGCTAAAAGAAGACACAGACGGCAACAAGACACCGCAAGTAAATGGTATCCGCGCTGCCTGTAAGATTATGAAGACACGCTACGCTAAGCCGTTTGAGTCTGTACAGGTTAAGATCCCTTACACAGAAGGCATGAGCCCTTACTCCGGATTATTTGATTTGTTCGAAGCAAGGCAGTTGCTTGTTAAAGAAGGAAATCGCTACAAATACACACTCGGCGACGGCACCGAGATTAAGCTGTATAAGAAAGAGTACGAGCGCAACGAAGATAGCTGCTTTGACAAGATGATGATTGACGTTACGTCTAACCCAACTAAGCTTACTGGATGGGCCGGACTTGATGAAAAGACGGAAGAGGAAGTTGTTGAATAAATAACACAGCACTTATTCGGAGTTTATCATGATTGATCTTGAAGTATTATCAGAAGCGTACCTTACGTTGAAACAGTACATTCCATCAAAGGACAGGCAAGAAGCCGCCGACAATTTGATGAGTGTACTCGTTGATATGTTAGACGACGAACAACTTAAAGTTGTCGGCGGTGTAGATTCGTACTTAACCAAAGCTGTCAAAGAGTTCGTTGAAGAAGAAGATTACGACGATGATGGCGTAGCTAACTACGACGACGAATGACTACAAGATACGGCGACGTAGTTGCTGACCTTAGCAATCTGCCAGCCTTCATACAGTTCTACGATAACGAGTTATTGACGGCTCGCACCGACGCAGTTATACACGGCATAGTTGAAAAGAACATCGCAGCCTTGCCGGGTATAACTGAGCACCGTTTTAACCAGTTACAAGAGATCGAGGCGCTGCTGAGGTACATGGAACTTCAGTTGCGCAAACTACGCAGGAAGCATTTCCAGAAATATTTAGAAGGATACGCCAGAGCCCTTACTTCGCGCGATGCTGAAAAGTACACAGAAGGTGAAGATGAAGTAATCGACTACGAATGCCTGATGAACGAAGTTGCGCTTATCCGCAACAAGTATCTAGGCATACTAAAAGCACTAGAGCAGAAGTCCTTTATGCTAGGACACATTACACGACTCCGCGCAGCAGGAATGGAGGACTTGACTCTGTAAGTAGGATAAATACATCTACTATGAGAGACCTTTTAAACATTATCGACAACCCTACTTTGCTAACAGAAGATGTAGGATTAGCAAACAGGAAAAACGGACAAGTATTCACAAACAAAGAAGGGGACATGATAACCTTCCAAGGGTTAGCATTTTTCCCTAACGTAGGACAGTTTCCTAGCACCGAAGATATGGAAACGCTCGTTCAGAATATTGAGCGTAAAGGTGGTCCGATTGAGTTTGTAAATGGTAAGAATGCTGGTATGTTAGCATTTGGAGTATCGACGTTTAAAGACGAGAACGGAAAGATTCTTCGCTTCGGTCGTTACTTTAAAGCAATCAACAGCGTCTTCACCCTGAACAAATGGAAGAACAGCGACCTACCGCACGGGTTTGCTTATTCTAGTAAAGCCGCAGTTAAGATGACTTCCGGTATGATGCCGCAAGACGTTCTTGCTTTCCCAAACAAGCAAACGATTGAACAAGTTCTAAGTCAGGTTGCTACGCACTTTGGACCAACGCATCCACTCACCCATTTAACTAACGGGATCAGCAAAGGACAGCCTCTACCGATTTCCGTTGATGTTTCTGGTTACCCTGACCTAAGCTTCGAGGCTTTTAGAGATTACTTCTGCGAAATCCTTCAACCTATCGCTGTTATCAATGGCCAAGCTAACGGCAATGCTGCTGAAGCAGAAGAAATATTTTTTGGCAAAGGTGGCTTCCAGTCAGCGAAAATTACGTTCGACGATGGTAAGAACACAGGACTGTTTGACAGCCTCTTAGTCAATCCGCAAGGTAAGATTATTAAAATTAGCACTAAAGGCAAAGGCGGTGCTAAGGCAAGTATTAAGAACTTAGTTGATGCTGTTAAAGACTTAAAAGAAGCAGGCAAGGTCGACCTGCTTAGAGAATACAAAGACGTAGTTAAAATCATTAACACAATCGTTGAAAACGGTATGGTAGATGGCCCGTTAGAACTAGCACAAGAGTTTGGGATCATCTCAGGTAAAGAAGCAAATACAGTTAGGTCAATGAGAACCGAGCAAGTAAGCCTAACACGCAGGCTACAGAAGATATACGACGAACGGGCCGACGCATCAAAAGGAGCAGATAAGATTGTTCCCTTCTACAATATGCTAGCAGGTATCGCTTATCTAGTAGCCGATTACATTA